ATGTTCGTAGAGCTCGTGTTTGATAAGCGCAATGTGGCAGAACTCCCTGGCGCCGCTGAAATGATCAAGGCAGAACTGACCAAGCGCGTTCACGGTATTTTTCCTGCCGCTGACGTTCGGGTAAAACCAATGCAGGCAAACAGCCTGAACACCGATGCCAGTAAAAGCGACAAAGAAAAGCTTAACCGGATGCTGGAAGAAATGTTTGAAGAAGCCGATGAGTGGCTGGTGATGGATATCTGATGAGCAGCTTCACTATTGGCGGCACTCAGATCTTCGTTCTGACAGAAAACGAGCGATTCCCAAAGCCACATAGGGATAGCGCTTCGATGTTCGCTATTCGCGAAGATGAGGAACACCAGCACTGGATGTACACTTTACACAATCAAGGCTGGCAATTAGTTTCTGAAACTCCGTTTGCAACACAGGGTGACGCCATTGAGGCAGCTATCGCCTTCGACTTCTCCGACCTCGACAAAAAATAGCCGGGTTCCATCCCGGCCATCCCACCCTTGCGACCATTACTCCATGACATCCCCGGTGTGACACAATGGCAGTATCCCTCGTCATCTGAAAAAATTGATTATTAATAGCGCAGGTAAATAATTCGAATTGCGATCGATTTCAACGATCGATACGAGATAATTGATCTATCAAACCAATTTGAACAATTTTTGATACGGCCTCAACATATCAGATTAATCCCCTTGCCTTGGCCTTCAAATGCCCATCAAAACGCTGACACGGATCGCAGCTCTGACTTCTGCCGCTTCCATTATTACTAGCTTCACTCACTGGCCTGACGTCATGTTTATCTCAAGCTGTGTGATGCTTGTTATCTGGGCTCATGCTGAATGGGATTGGAGAAGGCGGAGATAACTCCGCCTGACTGAAACTCAGTTAACGAACTGGCCACGAAGAGACATGACTGTTTTCAAATCATCACGCTTTTCCGCCTGCTTTTCTGCTGTCAGAACACTGCCATAAACTGCTGCACAACCTATTAACCCTGGTAGCCCCATATTCTGCTCAGCGCTTGGCGAACCATTGAACATGAGCGGCCTTGTCGATTTATTCCGTTTAGTAATCGGCGTTGACCTGCGTTCACCGCCCGATCTAGTTATTGATGCTTCTGTGTTTGATACTGTGACCGTGAAGCGCGTCCAGCCCCCAACAGCACCACCATGTTCAACAGATGTCACAGAAATGGTTCCTGTCTGTCCATTGTTAGTATCGCCGGTCGCAACCTGCAAAATCAGTGCGCCATTGGGTTCAATACGTAGCTGAATGCCAGAGAATGGTGCTACGCCTGGATAGAAATTGGAGAAAATACGCCCAGAAACAGTCGGCAGATTCATATTGATACACAATGCAAACGTCATCTCATCTGTTTCTATGATGCCTGTATTTGCCCCATGCGCTGAATCAGCAACAGTTTTCATCCCTAAGGAGGTAAATTCGTTATCGGTCACAAGGTCGCGGGCGTTACCGCTGGAGTCATACTTATCTTGCATGCTATATGTCGCTAAGCTGTGATCATTATTTAGCAGCATTTCTGGCTCAGCCAGTTCTAAATCACCGGAGTTAATAACGCCATCACAAATAATAATCATATTGCCTCCACTTTTATCAACCCCATTTGACCTACGCTAATCTGACCTGCATTAGCCGCAATAATTACTTTTATTTCAGTAACGCCGACGGGAATGATTACGTCATAGCTGAATGTCATAAATCCACCCGTTGAGTGACGCCACGTTCTGATACCCGCTATGTTCGTATTAAAGGCATCATTTGCCTCGCAGTAACAAGCCGTTGAGTTTTCACTTGTCACGTCTGTTTTTACCCTGAAGCTGAATGTGCGCGTTTCACCAGGAGTGACGGCCACAGTCTGAGAAACTCGGGGGATCGTTGTGCCTATTCCCGTCACAACCAGCACATTACCAACAACGGCCGGGTCAGTTGTGATGGCAACGCTCCCCCCTTCAACTGTCCACCCTGTCGGGATGCCGCCGGATGTATCCAGGAACAGAGGGTTAATAATCGCGTTTGCTCCCCCCTCTGTGACAGGATTCGCGATCGCAAGTTGCGGATAAATTGGCATAATGAACGGTTCTAGGGCTTCAACCAATGCCTTACCACCCATATGAAATGCACCCAGCGGTGACGGATGCGAGGGATCTGGGCTCCCATCGGGTAATTTACCGTTATATCCGGCCTTCCACCCATCGGTGACGGGATCAACGGTCACTGCGCGCATATTGACGAACGGCAATCCTTGTTCAATTGCACAGGCATGCAGAAACGCATTGATCACGTTTTCGCGATATTTCAAGGCGGGATCTGAATTATTCTGGGCCGCCATAGTGCAAACAACAGGAATAATCCCGTTCTTTCTGAATTCAGTTAATATATATTTAATGTTATTTTTTATTGCTGTTAATGAAAATTTAAAACTACCATCGCCGTTTGTCTGTATGACATCATTGCGGCCCCCAAGGAACGTAATGAATCTCGGTTTTGCAGCGATTGCAGGTTTCAAATGATCGCGGATCATGTCAGCAGTTGTATAGCCACCTGTTGCCCATTGCCCAATATATTTAATTCTGCCATCGCTAAATAATGAGGCCCACATCTGCCACGAACGCGCGTTATACGTCCATCCGCGCGGCTTACCTGATTCTGCTGGGTTTCGGCCATTATCAGTCAGGGAATCACCGAAGCCACCCAGTGTGTTCTGCAACAGCCCCATATGGGTTTCAAGCGGAATTCCGCGATATTCCAGTGTGCCAGCGCTATCATCACGAACGGCTAACAACCGGAAACCGCCAACAACAAGATTGAAAAGATATCCAGGACGAGCACGGCGCAGCGCTGAGGGACCAATAATCAACTCTCTGAGAATATTCATGTAATCTGAGAAAGTCTTTCCAGGCATCTCCTTTTCACTGTTCTCATTTATCGAGAACATGCTTGCACCTTGGCGGCTAACAAAATCAACAGGTTTCTTTCTGCGTTTTAGCGTTAGCAAACCCCGAGTGCGCCTGTCAGTGGAGTCTGCCAGTTCATTGACCATATCGAGATAACGTTTATTTGGATATGAGGTGATGAATTCCGCTACACCACTTTTATTTAAGTAATAATTGAATGCCACAACAGATAGCGTTGCATCCTGAATAGCGACACGGAACGATTTTCCGTCCTGTGTGCCGGCTAGTCCCGCTATCGTCCCATCTGGATCTGTTGATGTGGCATAGTACGTATTTGCATCTGCAATGTTTTCAGTATTATCCCGAGCGGCCTCTGCACGCGTTGCGGCATCAGCTGCAGCGTTAGCATATGCTGCGGCCGCAGTTCGCATATCATCAACCATTGCCACTATAGCGGGGGTCAGTTCATCCGCGCCTGGTGTGGTCAGAAAATCGTTAAGGGTCCCCGGTTTAGAGTCGCTATAAACGGTGATCTGCCCAACTTTCTCGAATGGACGCCCGTACGCCTCAATCATTACGTTATGCGTGCCAACCTCTACCGACAGTGAATAGCTACCATCTGCGCCGGTAGTGGAACTGGACGGCGCCAGGTGAACTACTGCCGATGACGTTTTGACCGCTGTCAGCATAATGGTTACACCGGGGCGCGGATCGCCATTCGGGCCGATGAGTTTACCGCTGATTAAAACAGCCATATTTTCTCCAGTAAAAAACCCGCCGAAGCGGGTTGGTTTTTCCAATGATATTTATACTACTGAGAACCCGCTATTTTGAGGTGTTGCCCAAACCATTACTGTGTAATTTGTAGATTCACCATTACCCTGGTCGAGGGAACCAGCACTTACATTTATATCAAGTGCTTCTCCTTTACCTACATCCCGAGAAAAACTGAACATCTTCGTGTAAGAGTACCCAGTAGAGGACTCACCATTTCTGGCAATATCTAACCCATCAACAGCACTTCCCTCATTACCATTGAAGTAAATTTTTGTTTTTTGATTTTTACGCATTACTGCCATTACATAGCCATAAATACGCATTGGCATTAGTGGGTTACCATCATAATGAACAGTTCGCCCACCACCGGTATTTGAAACAATGAATGAAAATGAATTGCCTTGAACTAGATTCCCTTCAATATTTGCCGCTGACAATTTACCGTCAATAACGCAAGTATCCAGAATATGGCAATTTCCTATAGTACCGTTATTAAAGTTACCTGCATCAGCATAAATGACGCCACGGACAGTGACCTGATGGAATTGAGCATATCCGCTTTTATCAATAGCCCAACCTCTTTGACCATCGATATAATTCGATGATTGAATTTGTTGTGCAATTTTGGCGCTATCTATCGTCGCGTCTTTAATGAACGCGCTATTAATAAACACCTGGTTATTCTCAATCGCAAACGGGACAGATACAGCCGAACCCTGACCATCAGCAGTATTCAACACAGCGAACCGGTCAGCCAGAATAAGTACCTGGCTCTGCATCCCTTCGGGGGTGTTTTCAACGCCCACGCCGATCCCAGCGGTATACAGTTTACCATCTACAGTCTGGCCAACTTTAACCGACCACATGTCCTTCAGCTTTCCGGCATCCTCAACCGGCCCCAGCAGCTCCTGCCCCAGCTCCGTTTCGGTGATTTTCCCTTTTAGGTAGTCCAGTACCTCGCTGGCGTCTTCGCTTGACGTTCCTTGCGTCCAGCCCGTCCACGGCCCTGTATTTCCCAGCTTATCCACCAGACGTGCCTGGAACCAGAAATTCACGCCTGCAGCTAATCCGGTCATGGTGTGGCTGCGCTGCGGGTAGGCATAATCACCCAGGTGCATTTTGTTGCTGCCATCTGAGTTCTGGCTATACCAGATTTCAGTCCGCTGCGTATCCTCGGCCCCGAGAGGAAACTCCCAGTTCAACACAATGCCGAATACCTGGCCTAACGTCGTGAAGCTGGCCAGCGCTGGCGGCTCTCCTTGTTTGCCGGTCAGTACCATTTCTGGCGCGTTCGCCCACACGCTCGAAATTTCAGAAGGGTTTATGGCGCGTACGCGAGCCTGATAGCGACCAGCATAAATGCCGGAAACCTCAAAGCCGAGTGTTGACGTACGCGGTGCCGGTATCCAGTTGCCGTTGTCCCTGCGCCACTCGGCCTCGTAGGCAATAGCGCTTTCAGCCCGATCCCATGTAACACGCAACGTCGCTACGGCCAGCCCTTGAATAATGGCTGACGACTCACCTATCTGAACATTCTTCGGCGGCGGCTGCACACCAGGCGGAATAACGCTGAACGGCGGGTCTTCAATCCGCGCACCTGTATCGATTTTTGCAAATTTATTTGGGTCATGCTCGACAGCGGTAATATCGAACGATACCCCGTCATCGCCTTCTTTAATGCCTGTAACGCGGAATTGCTGCAGTGCAAGGTCTGACGCGTCAACTGCCCACACGGCCTCAGCAACCGGTGTTTCGGAATACGCCGTCGTGACCGTAACGGCTTTACCCGATACCGCTGCAATGGTTCGCCCCTCGGCCTTACCGCTTGGCAGGTTCAAAATCAAACGTTCGCCAACAGCTGCGGAGGAAACCCGATCAAGGTTGATATTGCGACCATCAACAGAACTGATGCGGCCACCAAGCGGGCGACCAGCCAACATTTCATCAGCTACGGCAATAATCCAACCAGGCAGCGGTACTTTGCCATCAAGGCCCACGGTGAATGACACCAGGCGATCCTTGTCGTTGGTGTGTAACAGCCATTTACCCCGGCGGATACCTTCAGACTTTCGAATACACCCGATCGCCGTCAGGTCAGCTTGTTTGATGCCATAACGTCGAATTAGTGATTGTTCTGCGACTGGCTCTATCGCGTCCTGATAACCGTTTGCCGGGTCGCTCCAGCTCACCATGCAGGTGCTGTAATGCGTTTTCTCGCTGGCGCTGGCATAGGTAAACTTGCCATCTTTAACGTTGGCGCGGGTGAAAATGTATTTAACATCGGCGGGCATGTCGGCCAGGACATTCATGCCGTTGTTTGCCCAGAACGTAGAGCCGCGATAAATAGACGCGATGTCGCGTAGTACGTTCCAAGCATCCTCTTGTGACTGGATGTAAACATCACACAGAAAACGCGGTTCTTTTCCGTCACCGCCCCGGCCATCCGGCACCAGTTGATCGCAATACTGTCCAATCTGGTACAAGTCCCATTTCGTCAGCGCGAGGTTTTCAGCCTTTACTCGGGTTCCGATAGAGAACCGGTCATTTATCATCAGATCATAGGTTATCCAGGCCGGGTTATTCGTCCATGCTGTTTTAAATGTCCCGTCCCATGTGCCGGTATATTCCCGTGTCTCGGGGTTGTAATTCGAAGGCACTCGAGCGATGCGCCCTTTTGGCTCGCTGGATACCTGGGGAATATTGGGGAACTGTTTCGCATCGAACTGGATAAACAGCAACGCTGTTTCCGGGTAACGCAGCTTGGCGTCTATCGTCTCCGTAATGGCTTCAACCACCATTTTATCGGCTACCCGGTTACTGGTGCTGTTCGGCGTCAGGCGACGGACACGCACTTGCCACCCTGTTGTGGCCGCCGGCAGATCGATGCGGTGGCTGCGCTCATATTTGGTCGTGGTCTTGCCATCAATGGCAGTGCGCAGGGCTTCTTGATAAGTGCCGCCATCAGTGGCAACGTCGATCGCATATTCAATGCGGTACCCGACTACATCCCCGTTATCTTGCTGCTGCTGCAACTGGGCCCAAGAAAAACGCAGTCGTACCGCAGAAAGCTGAGTGTTGGTCACTGCTCTAACCCAGTCACGTTCGCTTGTTAATTCAGTGCTGACCGTAATTTCGTTTTCAACATCAGGCATGCCGGGAATGTAATCCTGATGTGGCGTGCCTGAACGGAATTCCCATTTCACGCCGGGGAAGTTTTCAGTGCCATCAGCCGAAGTTAGCGGAGTGCCATCAAGAAAAATCCGGGTGCCATCAAGTTCACCGGCAAACTCTCCCTCGCCCAGCGCCAGAAGTATTTTTGCGTAAGAGGTGGACTGCAAAGAATCGGGTGATTCTGTCGGTGTGCTCGGGCTGCTGCTGCCACCTTTTCGGCCTTCAATAACATGCATGCTTTTCTCCAGGCGTAAAAAAACCCGCCGGAGCGGGTTCAGTAAATCAGAGGCATCTAATTACTGCTGGTCTTCTGCATAGATGCCAGCGGAGATAATGGCGCCACCAATGCGACGCTTCCCATATAGAATCGGCACTGGATTACCCTGGGCAATGGTATTAACTGGCCCACCGAATGCGTATGACGGCTTATTGTCAGGATCTTGGCGTGAAGCCAGTCCGCCCTGCATAGGTGAAAGCATTTGAATGACGCCACCAAGCATCATGGCTCCACCAGCCCACGCCAACTGAGCACCAAACGCGGACATTGTCCCAGCAGAAAACACTGATATAAGAACACCCGCAACAACCATCACTGCACCTAAAATCGTTTGGAAAACACCTGCTTTTTTACTTCCAATAATTATTGGTGCTATTCGTATATCTCGCCCGTTTGAAGGCATGATGAGATCATCTCTACTCAGCCCATTCTTACCCTCAAACACAGCAAAAGTTAAACCGATTTCCTTGCTTTTCAGTAAGAAGTTTTGGAATCCAGGGATAACCGTACATAACGCTTTAATTGCCTCTTGAGGACTATCTACCGCTAGTCGATGAACTCTTCCAAATGTTGCACCAAGCACACCGTATAATCGTATGGTTTTTACTTCAGGGATTAAAAGGGCCATAAAACACTCCCAATAAAAAAGCCACCTATTGGTGGCTTAGTTTCAATTTAACGGTAGGGGTTTCACATCGAGATTTCCACTTGGGTCAGCGAATAACCTCACGGCTTTTGTTTGATTTGGCTTCAAATTTATATCCCTACCAACAGGAACCTCGTCTGCAATACAAACCTTTCCCTCACCTTTCATCGCTATATTGTGCTCACCTGCAGGGAGGTAAAAATTCACTCGCTCTCCTGGATTGAGGCTTGCTGCACGCTCACCGTCAACATATACGCCAAAATAGCAACCACCACCTAAAAAACCGCTATCTCTGACTATGATTAGTTGTGCACTATTTACCTGGGAAGATTGATATTTAAAAACTCTTTCTTTTGGGGCTAATTTTGCCTGATTTGGCAAAACGGCTTGAGTCGCACAACCTGATAGAATCGCAATTGCTACAGCCACAAACGCTATTTTTTTCATAATGATATCCCTTTGCTGAATATCACAACATCATAGCAGCAGATCAGCCGTTGTAACGCAAAACGGTGATCGTCCGTTCTGACCAGTACCCACCATACGGAACGCGCGAGCTGAGCTGTCCATACATGTGATGCACCATCAACCCATCGCCCAGGTAAACGCCTGCGTGATTCGGCTCCGGCGCCTGCACCTGCATAACGATTACGTCACCGATCTGTATCTCGCCCGACGCCGGCACGAAGCCCGCCTCGGCGTAGAGCTTCATATAGAGGTTTTCACCCCGTTCCCACCAGCCATCTTCACGCGGGTAGTTCGGTAAGGTGACATCACGCTCGAGCTGATACCAATCCCGGACAATTGCGTAACAATCCCAGAACCCATGCACGAACGGACGGCCCAGCAATGGCTTGATGCCCTGCGTGGGCATGACCTCACGAATATCCCCCTCTGGCCAGCTGGCAATGATCCATGGCAGTTGTGACAGGTCACACTGCGCAATATCGAGTTGGCTAGGTTGGGTCGTTGCATCGGGGTGACTGTGAACAATCGCAATGATTGTGCCGGCATCTTCAGCGGCGGCGTAATCCTCTGGTGCCAGGCTAAACTGTTCAGTGGGCTCCGGTGCCAAATTTCGGCAAGGAACGTAACGCTGCCGGCGTCCGTTTTGCACCACCAGCCCACAACACTCGCGCGGATACTCCGCCGCCGCATGCGCCAGAACGGCGCTGATTATCTGTTTACGCATTATCACCTCTTCAGCAATGCGGAGCCGGGGAAACCACCAAACGGCAATTGCTCTGTTGCGCCCCAACGTTTTTTGCAATCACTGAGCAAGCCGCCACAGTCGTCTTTTGACGGATCGTCAACCGGGTTACCGTCCTGATCAAAATAGTTTGTGCCGGTATAGCCACAGGATGGACCTCTGTACTGCCCACGAATGCACCAGGTGCACAGGCTATGGATTTGGCGCGTTGGAATTTGGATACCCTGCAGGTCTGCCGGCGAGGACAACTGAAACTGAATAATTTCGTCATCTTCGCTGGTTTTGTTTTCGATGTAGAAAACATCCAGCTTTTCCTTTGTCGGATCAGCCTCCGGATTGCCGTCCGGATAATTTCGCGCATCCAGATATTGAGCAAAGGTAAAGTGACGCGTGACTCTGGCCTGAGCCATGTTTTGATACGCCAGGCACATGGCCGATATCGTTCCATCAAGGTTTGCCACGCTCAACGTGGGCGTCGGTGCACTGCCATCGCTGGTAACTTCGAAACCTGTTGCCTCCACCGGCCAGGGTTTGTACTCCTGCCCCTGCCACCAGATGGATTTAGCTGGCAACAAGCTTGGGTCACTGCCAGCGGAAACCAATTCAGCTTCTGAGTACGGGATCGGATAGTTATGAAAAAACAGTTCAGGACCATCGAACATACTGCCATCCACATGGAGCAAAAAAACCTTGCTCCCCGGCCGTAGAAGCTGGAGATCTGCATTGATTGACATGATTTTTCCTACGGATGATTAGCGCGGGTGAAAGTAACCGTCAGGGTGTAATTACGGCCCTGAGCGTTGGCAAACGTGGGCGTTAGAGTAAAGGCCCCTGCGTTGTAGAGCCCCAGCTGATACAGTGGATTACGCCACTGGAATGAACGGTACCCGTTATGTTCGCGCAAAAATGCCACGATCGGCTCGACAAACTTCCAGGGACCAGAAAACGTTAATGGCCAGCTTTCCTTTTCGCTGTTGATTCCATCGCCGGTCACCTGCCTGTAGCCATCACCAAACTGCACTTCCCGAACAACCGGTTCAAATTCCCCAGCCGAGCCATAGCGCGGAGGGAAATGGAATGTTTTAAGTTGTGCCATTACCCCCTCCCGCCGCGTATAGCCTGATTTAGTACACCGTTTTGTCTAAGATCCTTATCCCTCAATTCACGGTATTTTTTCGCCACATAATTACCGATATCAGCACCAAACGATTCCAAGCCTGGCGTCGTTTTCTGTTGTGACGACTGACCATTATCCGTGAGGTAGATATTTACCTGTGGTGCAGCGCCGGAAGCACCTGAAGCCGCACCACCATAAGCGCTGACACCTAAACGCCCGTCTGGACCACGCTTGAGTGGCAATATCCCCTCGGCACCCGCTTCCCCCATCACCCCAGCGCCCTTGGCAAACGCGAAGAACGTCGGCTGGCTCACAATCTGCCCGCTGTATGCGCTCAGCGATGGGGAGGAATACGCCCCGCCCTTGGCATTAGCGAACATAGGGACAGCTCCGGGATTGTTACCAGCACCTCCGGAAAAAGCGCCGAAGAGGCTTCGCAGTCCGCTTGATATAGCCATCCGGTATGCAATACGTGACAAATCAGAAATGATTGAGGTGGTAAAGCTGCGGAATGTGGTTTTCCCCGTAGTAGAGAAAGAAACCAGCGCATCTTCCATCCCAGAAAATGCCCCCGTGAAGAGTGATTTCGTCATTCCGGCGGCATCTGCGGCCTGATCCTGATAATTACTCCAGGCAGAAGAAGCGCCGGCCATCCAGTCACCTCGTAACTTGTCCTCCGCTGCATAATAATCCTGCGCGGCCTGCAGCTGACGCTTATAACCAGCATCGTCCAGGCTCCCACCCTGGTTTTGCCATCCCTGGCTCAGTTGAGCAAAGGTGCTTTCACGCTGGGCGGCACGATCCCCCAAGCCGGCACTGCGCTGCAGCGCCTGCTGCTTCTCTGCCATTTGGGTGACATATTTGGTCGATGCGTCCTGCAGTTTGTTGAGCCGTTCCTGCTGAGCGATTTGATCGCCGAGCGCAGCTTTCTGTTCCGCCAGCGCCAGCACTTTATCCTTGCTGGACAACAGAGACTTTTCCTGTGCGGATAGCTGACGCTTACCAGCCGCCTCCTCCAATACAGTGAACTGTGCTTGAGCTTTCCATAGATCCTTGCGCTGCTGGCTTATCGTGTCATTCAGCCCACTGTGCTGGCGTAGTACCTGCAATTGAGCCTGCAGAGCCAACATCTCTGACTGCGTACTGTCCATCGCCCGTTCACCGGCAGGTGTGCGGTATTGCGGTCCTTTCGGGGTTTTCGGGTCCTTGAACTGCTCGTTAATCCGTTGAATCTGTTTATCGCGTTCTGCTGCAGTTTTGATGATGCCGTTGTTGAAGGCTTCATTCGTCTGCCGGATTAATTTCGCGCGCTTTTCTTCTTTGGTCTGCAGCGTGGTAGCCAGTGCATCCTGTTGCTGCGCAAGGCGCAGACGTTGCTGCTCATTTTCCTTTTGCTGCTGACCTATGGTTTGTATGCCCTTCTCCGCACCGCGGCGCAGGCTTAAGGCATCAAGCTGGAAATTGAGCAAATCCAGTTCTTCACGCCAGGCTTGCAGCTTGCCGTTCTTCTGGTTGTAGCCAGTACGTTCAGAGTTTGCGATCTGCGCCTGAATGCTTGCCGCACGGGATTGCAATTCGGCAGTAGCTTCACCGGCCGTCTTGTCACGGAAAACACCGGTGATGGCATCCCACATGCCGCCGGCCATGTCCTTCAGCGTCCGCATGTAAGATTCAACCGAGGAAAGTTCGGTTTTCATCTTCACCGCGGCACCATGCATCGCATCAGCCGCAAGATCTGAGGCCAATTTCACGGCATCCATTTGCCGCCCCTGTTCCTCAAGCGAGCGGATGTTGGCGTACTGCTCTGCCGTCAGGAAATGCAGACTTTCATTCAGCGCCAAAATACCCTGGCTGGGATCCTTGGCTATCGCTGTAAACTTGCCAGCCAACACATCCAGCCCTTCGCCACTTTCTTTGGAATAGGCGGCGATAGCCTGACTCACCTGTGAAAAGTTGGTACCGGACGTGGCACCGGCGGCGATCAGAGCCTTCAAAGAATCGGTCACAGCAGTAAAAGACTGCCCGGCAGCCGTGCCCTGATAGACTAAATCCTGCAGCCCCTGCTTTGTTAACCCGGATACACCATTAGTCCGAACAAGCTCACGGTTAAGATCGGCGATCCGCGTGCTGCTGTCGTAGGCATCATACGCGAGCAACCCCATTACCGCGGCAGTACCTCCAATAAGCAACCGTGCCGGCGTTAACAGACTGAGCATCGCTTTTAGCGCATTACCGGCGCCACCAAAGCTATCTTTGATCTGGCCACCTTGCTGAATGGCCACAAGCCATATTGGAGCACCAGATGCCAGCGAGGTAGTGATGTCTGTGATCTGCATCGGCAATTGGCGCATCGCCATGCGATATTGGCCAGCCGAAATTGCACCGCGTTTCCAGGCATCCTCCTGTTCGCGCATCTTAGCGATCAGCGGCGCAGCCTGTTGAGAAACACCTAATTGCGCAGCTTTGTACTCCTGAATCTGTGATGAGGTTTTTCCCTGCAAAGCAACCTGTTCACGAAGCTTCTGCAGGTAATCATCTTTGGCCTGAGCTGCGGCACGCTCTGCCTGGGCTAGTGCCCGCTCTTTTGTCGCCGTTTCTGTCACCAGGGAGAGGTAATCCCCCTGCGTAATATTGCCGGATGCCCTCGCAACCCGGATCTGCTCCTGAATCACACGGAGCTCTTGCAGGCTGTTTTCGGCTCCCTTTACTGCATCGATCTGGCGGAAAAAAGACGCTGTCAGGCGGTCCTGTGCATCGCCGGTCACTTGTGATTGTTGCTGTTCCTCCCTCAATCGCGTACTGAGCTGGGCGATACGCTGATGCGTTTCATCCACGGCCCTCGATGCCTCAGACCATTTCCCCTTCATGCTATCCACTGCGATAGCCTGGCTGGCCTGCATCTTCGCGGTAGCGGCGGCGCCGTTTTCCGCTATCCCGCTAATCGTTGCCGCCTGGCGTTCTGCCAGGCGCCGCATACGATCGGTAGATACATCCGCTTTACGGCTCGATTCAAGCAATTGGCGCTCAACGCGGCCCATCTGCTCCTGAAAAGAGACTGTATTTGCATCCAGATTGACGACGAGATCAGCAATCTGCTCAGCCATAACGAACCCCTCCGTAAATCCCCTCGCCGATCAACATAAGATCATCGTCCGTCTGCTCTATTTCCGGCTCTGGCGGGGTCAGTAAGCTGTAGTCACTAGGATAAATAGGATCATCACCGGTAGTGTACAGCGCCACCAGCATGGCCTTGAGTGACGAAAACTCGGCATCAAGCAGACCATCCGAGAAATGATTTTCCCGATAAAAATCAGCCCACTCACCCAGCTCAGATGCGCTGATCTCTGAAAGCATTCGCCTCCAGTCTGGGCGCTTAAATTCGCGCGCCAACCGCATGGCGAACTGGATTTCGGAGGCTAGGGCTTTTCCGGGGTAAGGTCTTTCTTTGTCTCTGGGAGGAGTTGTTCATCGGTATCTGAAGATTCAACCTGGGCCGGTATCATATTGCTCAGCGCCAGGACCTTCTGGCTGCAGCTGGCAATGGCCGCGCCGGACCAATCTTCCAACACAACCTGTTGCAGTGTTTCAACATTTTGTTTTTTATCGCTATGCCAAAGCGATGCGGCCACCAACCAGGCGTTAATACGCAATTGCATTGTTGTAAAAGCGATATTTCGATCAGAATCACTGGTTTCTTCTGGAAGTGCGTCGTATTTGTCTGCCACTTCCTTAATAAATGAAATATAATCAATACGTTGCAATCCTGAAAGTTCGCTAATCTCGACCTTCTGATCGGCATAATCAAACGCGTCTTTTTTCAGCATAAATCCACCAATAAAAAACGCCCCTCGCGGGGCGCTGAAATAAAAATTAAGCTACGGTGATCTTGGCAATGGCCACTAGCAGACCATCGTTTGTCATCCCGATGATGTCCACACTACCGGCTTTTACCCCTTTCACTTTGGCCACATTGCCATTTTGAGTAACGGTGGCTGTCGCTGGCGCAGAGGTGCTCACACGCAAACCAGAATCAGTTGCATTGGCCGGCAGCACGCTAAAGGTCAGATCCACCGTTGCACCCACTGCAACGTTTGCGGTTGTCGGTGCAACGGTCACACCAGTGACAGGCACAACTGGCGAATCGCCGTCTTCGGCAATGTATGGCCGGCCGGTATTGGTCACCTTGATGGAACGGGTGATCACCTCTTTAGCGGTCACGGTTTTTCCAAGGCTGCTTACCCAACCCTTAAACACATCAACAGCGCCATTCGGGTATTTGATCTTGTAACCACGGACTTCACCAGAATGAAACCACGCCACCAGACCTTGCTGGCCTGTTTCGCCAGGCTTCCAGGCTAACGTCAGGTTAGCCTCACCGGCGGACTTCGCCCCCTGTGCCGTGGCATTCCAGTCAGCGTCTTCATCATCCAGATAGCTGTCGTCATAGGAATCAGCAGTGATTTCACCCGGCTGCAGTTCCTTAACCTTCGCCAGGCGGGCCCAGCTATCGTCACTGAGCGGGTTGCTGTACGGGTCGCCATTTCCCGTATAAAGCCAAAAAGTTGTCCCGGCGCCTTTTACCGGCGCCAACGGGTTTGGAGTTGCCATTATCAGGCTCCTTACATGGTATAGGTCAGTTGGTAGGAAAGATCGGCGGCGCCCCAGGTGGCCATTTCATCATCCCGTTGGTAGTCGTAACCCACGGGAGCCATGGTTTCTGCCAGGCTGGCCATATCAGGAATATCATTCAGGACAGGATAGATTTTCTCTTCTACCCACTGATCCAGCGCCGCATCAGGTTGGCTGGCTTTGAGGTACACCACGACATGCAATATGGCGCGCCAACTGTCCTCATCCAGCGATGCTCCCGTATAACGTGCATCATCAAGAAATACGGCCACTGCCGGCAAATCGTTCTCATCGATGAACGCCGGGCGGCCGTCGAAATAGGTTACATCTCCGGTGATTGTTGCGCGGCAACGGTTCAGTACCGCGTTGCGGATCTCAGCATGCTTAATCATCCAATTTTCCTCACAAGATAAAGCCGCAGCTGGTTTTTCAGGGCATACCCCATTTCCTTGCCCATATCGGTTTCCAGCAAACGCCGCGTCTCCTCCTGGTAGGCTTTGGTCAGCGGTGTCACCAATGGGATTTTGACGACCTCGATCGGATATCGTGACCGACCGACACGCCTCATTACATGCCATCGACCGTTGGCCAACTGCTGTATAAATGCGTTGCGGAAGGTATAGCGCCCAATCTTCAGCACGCTGCCCTGCTTACCCACAAACCCAACGCGGCGGGATAGCTGCATTCGTGCCGCTCCGAGCTTGATCGCCGGCAAATTACCGCGGTTAATTGAGAGCGATGCCCTCGGTGGGTTTTGTTCGGCGCTGGCCCTGCGCAATCGGGCACGCTGCCTGATCAGTTTCTGTTGCACCCGGACATCTTCGGCCACCAGCTTGGTACTTCGACTGATTGCCCGCCCGGCCACGCGGTTGAGCGATTGTGCCGTCGCGCGCGGTACCATAGACTTGCTGAGGGTGTTCAGATTACGAATGGCCTGTTCAATGCCTTTCATGGCTGCTCCCCTTATTCAATCCAGATATGCGGCTTACCGTTGAAGAGCTGGTAACGCGTCACGATGTAATTTTTACCATCGAAAATCACCGCATCGTTTCTGCGAGGCCGGTATCCCGGGGTGAAGATCACCAACGAAATACCGTCTCCGCTCATTGCCTGCAGCTCAGGAATGAAATGGGCTTCCACCGCAACATGTGGCGAGTCCGCCAACGTGACAGGTATACCAAGCCGGGACAGCGTGACGCTATCCATCCTGGCAGCCATCCTGTCAAACGGATTAGCCATTGAGTTTTACCGATACCACGGTGGCGTCTTTAACCGCAGCCTCCCAGGCATAACCTGCCGCGACTGCATCAACATCAGCCAGTTGCACCACGCCGCCTTTAATAAATACCTTCTTACCGGCAGGAATGACGTCGGCCGACAGTTTAGGCAGTTGAAACACGCCGGATGTAAAACCGTCACCGATGCGGCCTTTAGGAATGTCCGTAATAGCCACAGCGACCAGATCCCCCACAACAACCGGATCGCCGCTGGCGATATCCGCTGCAGTGGCCGCGATCGCGATGGTATTACCGTCTTGTACAAAGTTCTTAGCCATTTGAAACTCTCCATACGGCCCGCGAAGGGGCCGAATTTCAGGTATAAAAAAAGCCCGTCAGGGCCGTAATGTTTGCGCTGCTGGCTTATTTGCCGGACGAGTAAGTCAGGCCGCGGTGATCGATCGGGGCCACGCCGGCGTCAATACGAACCTTGGTCGCGATACCGTCAGTGTTGAAACCTTCTTGCTGATCGATATATGGCACGTCAACGCCGTTGAGGTATGCGACCTCAATTGTGTCGCTGCCTTTAGCTGATGCCAGATACCACGCGACAGGATCAGCATCGTCAAGACGAGCTTCACCAATCACAGAGGCAAAGTTTTGGATCGGGTTGATAATCCCGGCATTGATATCGGCCCCTTTCACGCTGGCCGATTTGATTGTCTGATTGGCGATCGTTTCCAGAGCGGTCGGTACCAGCAGGAAAGCTGGACGAATGTTCAACGAGCGGCCGGTGGTCGGTTCTTTCTGCGTACGCATCAGCTGACGGGCTTTATCCAGGTTAGCTACGTCAATCGCGCCGTTGGTCATGTTTTTATGGTCGGCACTGAACAGCTTTTTACCGTCCGACATAACTTTGTTATCCACCAATACGGCATAAACCAGATCGCCGATCGTCGCTTTCGCCGCGCGGCCCATCTTCATCGGCACATCCGTCAGTTGGTTGAGATCGTCGTTGATGATGGCCTGGCGGGTGATAGAGAAAATTTCCCCATAGGTGGCCAGCGCAATTTTTTCACCGCGATCACCGGTGGTAACATACTTGTACTCGGCCCCCTCACGTACCTGCCGTAACGATGGGAACCCACCCAGACCGACGCGGGTCGCAGTTTTAAAGTCTGACAGTTGGCCTTTCTTGGTCCACTGTTCAAACGTTTCGGCTGCTTCTTCCCAGCCCTGCAGAATCGACTTGTTCGCCACATCCAGCAGAATGTTGCCAAAGTCGGACGTGCTGTGCGTCAACGCCAGACCGACCATTTGAACCGGGTTGAGCGTCGAAACGCTGATACCTCGCTCGGTCAGCGACATACGTGCCAGTTCGCGAAGTGTCATGCCGTTATAGGCGTTGCTGTTATCACGCTCTTCATAACCGGCGCGGGCCATCAACATTTGTCGTACACCGTCGCCGACAATGTTGCCGTTACCAATATGACCTTGTGCGCCAGGTAAGGTTTTGTCTGAAGGCGTCGCCCCTTTGCCCAACATCTCCAGCAGCTTGTCTTTTGCCGCCGCCACGGTGCAATCTATATCAGCGATGCAACTCGCCTGCAGATCCATGTGTTTACCGCCAAACATGGCAAACAGGTTGTTGATATCTGTCACCCGGGCTTTTTGTTCAGCAACCACTTGCGCACGAATAGTGGCTGCATCTGGATTACCCTGATCGACAGGTTGCGTTGGTTGCGGTGTTGGTTGTGGCGCCGGAGTGGTGCTGTTGCGCGGTGGAGTGATCAGGTTACGGATAGAATTTGGCATTTTCTCAAAATCCTCAATGCGTTTGGAATGAATACAGGCCATGGCCTGCAGAGAGGGGGTGACCTGATCAGCGAAACCTAAAGCAAGGCATTCTTTGCCATCCATCCAGGTTTCATCATCAAGCATGGCGGCAACTTCTTCCGCCGACTTTCCTGTTTTGGCCACATAGGCCGGGATCAATACGTTCTCGACCTTATCCAGCAAGTCAGCGTAATCCCGCATGTCATTGGCATCGCCACCGGCGAAGCCCCAGGGCTTATGGATCATCATCATGGTGTTTTCGGGCATGATGACGGGGTTTCCAACCATCGCGATTACTGAAGCCATCGAGGCCGCCAGGCCATCAATATGCACAGTAATCGCGGCGCCATGGTTTTTCAGGGCATTAAAAATGGCGATACCGTCAAAAACATCGCCGCCAGGGGAGTTGATATGCAGATTAATTTGGGTGATATCGCCCAAGGCCTGCAGGTCTTTAACAAACTGCTTGGCCGTGATCCCCCAGTAACCGATCTCGTCATAGATGTAGATATCGGCGGAGCTGTTGGCCTTGGCCTGCATGCGGAACCAGGAGTTATTTCTTCCGGCGTTCGCTTTCGGACGACGATTCGTCCTGTTTCGTTGCTTCGGCACTGGTGCCTCCTTTGTCGTTGGCGGGATCGGTATCAAACACCAGCCCCAGCTTATTGTTTTCGTCAATTTCAGCTTTGCGCCGGCGCTTAACCTCTGACGGGTTGGCACCTCGAGAGCGTATCCAATCGCTTTCTGTAGCCGCACCACCTCGCACCTGCACTTTCCAGCCGTTGGCCTCTTTCAACGGGTCAATCCACGGCATCACCGGGCCGCTGTACACGGCGTTAAAAAGTGATTTCATGTCGAGATCAGCCGGCGTTTTTATCACGCCAGAGGTGATCGCCATCTGCAGCCAGTTTCGGTAATTCGGACGGGAAATGGCCGCCACAAATGAGTCTTGAAGGATGTTGTAGCCTTCGAATGACTCCACCAGCTCTTGCCGTTGGGATGAGTAGGTACCGTTATAGTCCCGTGCGATGCTGGAGTAGCTACCACGGCTGCCTGCAGATACCGCTCGCAACTGCCCATTTCGAAAGTTTTCAAGATTTGGATTGGGCCGATCGGATTTAATCATGCCGATATCTTCACCAGGCTGTAGCCCATCAAAGAGCATGCCCGGCACGATATCCATTTCCCGCTCCTCCTTGTCTTCGCTTTCTGGATACGACTGGCCATCACCTTTTTTAACGTACATGCCAAGTGCCGCTGCAATACGTGCTGCTGTCAGTTCTGCATCTTCGTAATCCTTCAGCGCACTGAGACGGATAAGGATGCCGGACAGCAAGCTGTTGCCCCTGATTTGGTGAAGTCGGCGCACAAACTTCAGGTGCAACATGTTGTCGGCGTTGATTTCCTTTGTATCACCCAACGCTATACCCGATGTGGTAAGTGATTTATGAACCTGGTACTTGATAGGTCGTCCCCAGGCATTGAGGAAAATCCCCTGGCACAAACCTTTTCCGCTGTCATTGCTATCCAGAGGCACGAAATCGGGCTCCAGCGCCTCCAGCCAGAATGGCACCCCTGCCTGCGGAGTGAGTCCGGTGACTTTCCCCTGAACCATCTGACAGAAAACTTCACCGTCGCGCAGCCAGGTTCGAGCCAGTAACCGTTCCATCACCGGGCGGGTATATTGGCCAGTGACTTCGGGCGCCACAGACCATTCCGCCCAGGCAGCACGGATTTCTTTAGCCAGATCGTCCGCCACTGCTCCCGTTAGCAATAATGGCTGTGGTTCAACAATGATCCCTCTGGCACCGACAATCCTCTCCTCCATCTTGTCCAGCAAGCCGATCACCAAATCATGGTTGTTGTCCAGCCAACGAGCCTGCTCGCGTAAAGAGCGCCCACCAAACTGCGTCAGCTGATTAGCGTTGCGGTTCTCCCGGCGGGCCTTGTGGGTTCGAGTCGGCATCACCGCCTCATAAGCAGCAATCTTATAGCGAGCTTGCAACCTTCCCGCCTTCCAGCCTGGGGAAATGATGCCGATCACGTCATCGATAAAACTCATGGGAACCTCGCCACTTTGTACATCGGCCGTCCGCGGCGCGTCGCTGTCAAACTCGTCAACCGCCGCTCCCAGGACTCCCTGCCTTTGCGAATTTCTGACAGATTTTCCATCGTCATGGATTGGCCGTTAAACGTGATCGACTTTCCCTCCAAGACTGATGTTTCTGCGTCCAGATAGCGCTGGATCATGTTTTCGATATCAGCCTGATTCATACCCACCCTCCGGATGAATTTATGGGTGCCCACGCTGAAGGTTTACTTTCAGGGGCTGCGGTGTCTTTTTGTTCGGTTAATCTTTCAGATGTGGCAAGGGGTACAGGTGTGGGTGATGGAGTTGAGCTTTCAGTCATTTCAAAGGGTTGCGCCCAAGGGGGCGGTTTTTCCCATTTGATCTTCTCGTAGCCACGCAATATCACCAACGCATGGGCATAGACCATAAGGTCAAATGCCTCGTTAGCACCACGGCCAGGCTTCTTCCACTTACCATCTGGCCCGCGTTCTTCATACGTCAGCTCGTCATAGAACCATTCACCGATCCAATCAGGAAAATGCACATAATTCGGCCCTGCCGTATTACGTAATAGCGCGTTATTTATCCGGTCTTTTAGGGCATTAGTCTGCAGTAGATATAACGGCACATCTCCGCGAGCCTCCGCACGCCGGTTGGAGCGGCCTGTGTTATCGGGGAATGTTTTACTGATCAACTTGCTACGGGCCTGGCTGTCCCCCTTGAAGAGATAAACCCGTTTATGCACCCCATCACGGCGGCACTTACGCCAGAATTCGTACGCATTACCCGTGACACCGTCCTCACCGCCGGAGTCCACAGCCATGGCCAGCACCGGCATTTTGATGTCGGGGTTTTTATCCAACGGCCAGGCTTTGTCCAGCACATCAGTTCGCAGCAGATCCCAATCTTCAAGATAAGCGGCAGGATCAATCGGCAGGCTTTCACCGTTCTTGTCAAATCGCATCGACTGCCTGATGTTGTAACGGTCAACCAGCCAGCGTTCCCCGTGAGCACCGTAACCCATGATTTGAACAACGAACCGGCGATTTTTCCCACCCTGAACGTCTACCGTTGCAACAAGGAAACGAACGCCCTCTGGTACAGTACGTTTGGTGATCTCCTCCGCCCTGGCCATCAGTGCATCTGACTTTCGCTGCTCAGAGGCTGACCTCGGCAAATATGGCAAGCCCCAGTCAGTGTTGATAACCGCTTTCAACGTTTCTTCACTGTCAGTGGCTTCGAATGTTTGTTCAGCCGTCAGTAATTTGTAAACCAGCTGCGCCCAGGTCTGATATGCGGCAGCAGGCCCTTCCATCCAAAATGACGCGATACGTGACCGCCGAACGTCACCGTACCTTTCCCCATTGGCCCTTATCTTTTCACCGTCCTTTAGCCATACCCCCCGCCCGTTAAGCTCTCGCTTTTGGTTGGCGTCAACCCGGCCCGCGCAGTGGGGACATTGAAGATAAGCTGCTTCGCTGGCTATCACCGGATCCGTATGTTCTCGGAATCCCGTCATGTTAGATTTCGATGGCTGGAAATATTCGCCGCAATGCGGACACGGCCAGTACCAACTACGACGATCACCACGGTTATACAAAGACAAAATCCCGGTGGTTGGCGGTGCTTCGTGCGGGGAGGTTTGTCGCCATTTACCGTTGATCTCCCGCCCTGGGGAACTTTCAACCAGCGTCATACCTGAAGACATAAAAGTGGTGGTACGCTTGGATGCCAGCGTGAACCCATCGCCTTCCCCATCAATATCGTCTGGCCAGCGGTCATAATCCGTCAGGGCTACAAAACGATAATCCGAAGAAGACATGATGTTGACCGACGGCCAGCCGATCTTCAGGTAGTTGCCGGCCCGGAATGTTTTGTCATGGACGTTATTGTCATTTGTTCGTGGGCTAAGTCGTTCAGCCACCTTTTTACTTACACGAAAAGTCCTGTCGAGACGCTTTTTAGAATGTTCGCGGGCTTTTTCTTCTGTCATCTGTATCAACAGGAAATCTGCAGGGTCACAAACAATGGTATAGACGATCCAGCCGTCGATTAACCCCACCGTTTTTCCGGTACGCGCAGGGCCAACAAACACCACCGCATCATATTCCCGTGAAGCCAGGCAGTTCATCGGCTCAATGATATAGGGGGTTAGGGTTGGATCCCAAGGAAGAGAACTCCCCGCCCCCATCGGTACCCGCATAAATTTTGTCACTGCTTCCGCCACAGGCATACGCCGGGGGGGCTTCAGCAAAGTGGCAACTTCACGACGCAAGGCGCTGGCCGATGCGTAACAATTAACTGTCATCGTCGCCATCCTCAATCGTCATAACTTCCGCCGCCAACATTTCCCGCATTTCATCTATTGCGACCTGTGCCTCGGCTATTTGATCAGGCCGCCAACCTCGGTCACGCTCTAACTTATCTGGCCAGGTATCAAGCACCTGAGAAATGCCTTTAACCAGTAATGCCATTTCACGATGGGCCTCTGACGCCGGTAGCAACTGTTTAAGTGATTCTTCCAGCTTGATGCGCTCGTTTTCAGACTGGTACCAGTCCTTGCGGTCTTTCGGCCCCATCTTTTCAGGGTTTTGAATATCATCGATATCGCCAGGTACACTCACACCGAACAACACCGGCCCCACATTTTTCAGGGCATAAACTGGGTTGCCTCTCACCGTATCGGCGATCGGCGTATTGGCTTCAAGCAGCCGCTTTCTTACCGTGCCGCGGTTCAGCCCAAAAGCCTCAGCAATCTTCGCTACGCTCCAGTTGTAGGCGTCCCCCAGATTGCTGATATTGGACATTGACACCTCACGTTGTCAGGTGAAGTCACGATTTATTTCGTTAACTCAAAGGGTTGCAAGCTGGTCAGATGACAGTAGGTTTAAAGGTTTGTCACCTGAAATACGTTTTTATTTCTATATTTCAAATAGTTATAACACCTGCTGCCGACAGCATGAAAATCCGAAAACTAGCCGTTTTCCGCGAGTCCGCCGCCCCGTGGCTGGGGTCCCCCCTCGGGAGTACCTTTTGATAATCACTCTCATTTGCATTGAATCAGCCACTCAACGAATGGCTGCTGCGATGCTTATGACATAGGTGTATCAAACAGTGTCAACGCCTCTTTGCTTTCTTGAATTGCCTTGAGTGTTCGGGCGATTACCTCACCGTAATCGAGGAGGAAGCGGTTGTATTGCTGTTCAAATAGCTCAGCCTTAAAAGGGTCGTCAGCAACAAACGTAATAGCGCTTGAAGCTGCGGCGGTGTCGTATCCCACCAACGACAAAATTTTAAGGCGAATGCTCTTCGCCTGTGCGATTTCTACTGTTTCTGACATTTAAGCCTCCAGTTATTTCGGGCATAAAAAAACCCGCCTAAGCGGGTCGTTATCGATGTTCTGTTACTTCTTGCCGTTGGCCTCAGCCATTTGCTGATACACCGGCGCGGATCCGGTAGGTAGCCTTTTGCTCACCTCTCTGTAGTGAGCCACGCGCTCGCGGAAGTATTCGCGCAGGTGCGCTGGCTGCTCTCGCTCCACCTGATCGGCGATAACAGGCTGGTTCATGCGCTCTTTGTACGCTACGCCTGACGCTGCAAGGTCAACGTTCACCTTGTCCATTTCTTCTTTTGGCAGATTGCCGAGATTGTATGACATAGAACCCTCCAATTAGAGGGATTATACATCAACACATAGAGATCAAATGTGTTTTTGCGTCAATTTAGCAAGCTCGGTTCTAAACTGTGATGCTAGAGGAAATAGTTCCGTTGCTTTCTTTTGAGATAAAATAATAAAATTTGCTTTCTCATTATCATCAGATATAAAGACTGCGTACTTTAAATTCACTTCTGTTATTATTTTTGTTATTTCTTCGAAGCGGTCCGCCAAGTCTGGAAAGTAAAGATATATCAATGACTTAATCCTTGGCTGGATTATCCTGTTATCGAATTTATCCCATTCTTCAAGAACTTGCTCTTTTGTCTTGGTACCAAGGGCACGAAATGTTTGAAGCAGCATTACCTGGTGGGCGTTATCGTGCCACTTATCAAATAATGTGAACAACTCCTCTGCTTTATTTAAGTAAAGCTCTCGGTTCGCTTTCCATTTTTCAATTTTAAATTGTCCATCTCTTAAAGCCTTACTACTATTATTATTTATTATTGCGCCACCGAAGGCGGCCAATGCAGCGATTATTGCTGCGAGAAGAGCCGCAGATGCTGCAATGATTGCGGACGCATTAGTATCAAACCACTCAGCCATAAATTCCCCCATTCTTTAATGGGCAATTTAACACCTTTGGCCTCACCAGTGAACTGTACGCTTTTCAAAAACTACTATTCTCTCTACCAATTAATGTCCGCCATTGGTTTAACGTGGCCACCTGGCCAGCGCAGATTGATAAAGCTGTTTGTAGTGCCAGTGCATGGCTGCCGATGTCTCCCCAGGTACCACCCTGCAGCGTTGGCTGCTCGCATTGTTTAAATACTGACTCAGGGGGTAACAGGATGATCGGCGCTGGTGGTTGTACCGCTGGGCTGGCGCATGAGGTCAAGCACAGCACCAGGAGCAGTGCGACGGGCGCACTCATCGTTTTTAATCGCATCCCGGTATTTCCTTTGATAGATGTCGGCCTGCTGGCGCAACTGCTGCTCTCGCTGCTGCTGGGCTGACATCAATGCACGGTTCTGCGCATCCTGAGTTTGCAGCGTGGCGATCAACCCGGCCTGCTGCGCCAGCGTTTTTTCCTGTTCTGTCACCTGCTGCCGTGCCAGCTCCAGCCGATGCGACAACAGCGAGCTATACCCACCCAGGAAAATGGCGGTAAGCAGCAGCGCCACTAATCCACCGTTCTTTACCACCGCCAACCAGCTATTCATGCCGGATAATCCCGATGTGGTAACTGGAAGTGCGGCCCGTCCTTCAGGGTTTTCCAATCACCACCCCACTCGATCGGCGTGCCCAACTCCGCGCCCGCCTGCTTAAAGGCTATGGCGATCTGCTCGTAGTATTTCCATTCCCAACTGATATTGCTGCCAAGATAGGCCACTACGTCTACAGCATGCCCGGTCAGATGGCGGCTGTTCATCGTCTGGCTGGCGCCGGCAGCAACCATCTGTTTTTGACGTTCTCGGCTACGAAGCCCTTCCGTGATACCGAAATCTACGGGTGATAGCTCAAGTGCCCGGCGTGCAACCGCTACCAACGCGGGGTTGACGCCAACGAGATTTTTCTCGCTGCGTTGGCTGAATTTATAAGTCATGGTGAATTACCTTTGGGCGGGTTTTGCCAGTCTCATGACATTGCCGCGAGACGAAATTACCGCTACGCAGAACGCCAAGTTGATTAATGTTTCCGACCAGTTTGCATAGTGATAATCACCGGTAAGAATACGGATCGTCACTGAGGCACTGGCGACGATCAGCAGCCAGGCGCAGAAAGAAGCAAAGAACCGGTGAGTTGCCCCGTTCCGGCGATACAACATCATGCGGGCTGCTATCACTGCACATGTGATGGCATTCACGATTAAGAGGTATTCATTTAGCATCGCTCCCCCCTCGCCGGAACCGGTCAAAAAAACCCGTTGGATTTTGACTAGCTGACATGAGTAGCCGAACTGCGATTGCGGAGGCCACCAACGCACCGACTGGATTACTGGCTTTGATGTCACCAGGTGTTGCCCAAGTGATGATGTCAGCTGCAAAAGGCGCTGCCAGAATTCCCACGAGTAAAGAAGCAACGAACAACGCCAGCTTTTTTAGCCAAGTAAAATCACTGGCTGACATAACAAAAATTACTGCGCCGGCGAATGCCCCGATCAGCACGCCAGAATCTACCCCTGATAACAGCCCCGCCACAGTCACGCCGGTTAATGCGGTAGTCGCTGCCCCAGTACCTACCGGCTCAGTCATTTGTTTGCTCCTTTGCTCGCTCAGCGAACGCCGGGCGTAAGACATAAAAAAGGCCACGCATTAGCGCAGCCCTTAAATAGAAAAACCCCGGCAGATGCCAGGGTTAGAATTAGTGCCGGTCTTTCCCGACTGTCACTTCACATCGAGGGGCGCACTTAGAAACTCCCCACCAAAGGGTTCGATAGTGCGTATCAAAACTAAATGCGCCCTTCTGCTGCGTCCATAAAAAAACCTGCACATCGGCAGGTTTTCTGTAACGGGCGTATATACCCCATCGTTAGGACTGATATTAGGAAAAAACGGCAACTATTGCAAGTGCACGTTTTCCATCACCGGGTGACCTTACTGAAAACACGCTCTAACTCACTCTCTTCCTGATAGCATTTTGTCAGCAACGACTCATAGAAGGGTTTCCAGCTATACCGCCATGTGCGCTCTGGCAGCTCAGGGATTAGCTTTTTAACCGCGTGGTGGATCACTGACGGCTGAACCCGTTTGAAGCCTCTCCCCTTGCATTTCGGGCACTCCTTCATTACCGGCACACCTTGCAGCTCGCTATTCTTCTTATCCAGCACGGTACCTGTACCCTGGCAGCGGCAACGTGCGCTGATATTGCCTTTACCATTACATACTGGGCAGGCCACCATCATAACGTCTTCCCACACTGTCTTTGCTGGCGGCTGGCATTGGTCTTTTATCATCCACAACCCATTCTTAATGCTGAATTTGTTTTCTTCCCACTCGATGGCCAGCTCGTTGCGGTTAATCTGGGTTTTACGCACCAACCCTCTACCCTGGCAGCACGAACACGACTCAGCTGACAATGCCGAACGACAAAACTCACCGTAAGCCATTGCGGCCATGATACGCAGGCAACGACCAAACTTAGCCCCGGCGGCTCGCTTTATCGCCCTTGGCGCTTTCTTGCTGGCAAATTGAGTCAGCATATCAACCGACCGCTGGCGATCCTCTTCACTGACACCATACTTGCCGAGACAAAGTGCCATGCCAAATACTGCCTTGGCTTCTACCATGCCGAGCGCTGCCATGATGTCAGTACCCGTTAATGCTTCGCTCGCCGTGGCTCTGGACGAGTCGGAAATATTCAGGCTTTTAGGGCTGAAGTGTTTCAGTGCTGATTCGAGATTCATCGTTTTGCCCCGCGCTTGTTTGCCGTGCTGATCGCCCCAATACCAAATGCCTTGTTCAACGTGCGCACCAGGTGGAATAACTGGCTGCCGTGCTTGGCCTCCCATGCGGCCACATCATCATGCAGCTCGTCATGGCATTCACGGGTCAGGGGGATGGTGAAAATGTCATGTGGTTTGGTGCCGGTGCCGCCGAGCCCGTGATCAATAATGTGGTGCGGGTCGTCTGCCGGGCGTTTGCAGCCACAGCAGCATGGCTGTGACTTCACCCACTGGGTGTATTTCTCGCACTCCCAGCGGGTAAGCTTGGGCAGCAGCATAAAACCGGCTGGTGGCTCGGGGTCGACATCAACGGTCAGCGCCGGTTTCACCTTCTCCACGTATTCGTTAATGATCGCCTGTGGGGCTTTCTCCCACACGATATCGGCCTCTTTGCGCGTTCCCGTTGGGATAGTGGCTAGTGGAAGGCGCAGGGAAAAGCGGGCTACCGCATCAGGCAACAGATCGGACACCTGCTTCAATACAGCCCACCAGCACAATTCTGGCAGACTCAGCTGGTGGTCTTCACCAAACATAAAATGAGAGCGGGCGCGGTAAACTACCCACTCCGCCACGTTCTGCGCAGCGATAGCATCCAGCTCCGGCAACGTTTGCTCCCGCAGGCGGTGCTCATGGTGCCAGCACAAGCGGACCGGACGGCCGTCATAGTTCAGGATGTCCATATTATGGTGGTGGTAATCGTCGCCGGTGGTCCACTGACATTCTGTGCTGCGCATCAACCACTCTTTCAGGCCTGCAACACCACCAGCTGCATCTATGACCCGTTCATTCTGGAAGAAAGAGGACAACCGCGGATCCGCCGCCAGGCTCTGATCTACTGCTGGCAGCAGGCCGGAAGGCAGCGGTTTTAACTCTTCCGGCTCACTCGCGATCAGCAGACGGCTGCGCCCGCTGAAATAATGCAGCAAGTCGCTACCTGGGCGTAGCAGTACCACACCCAGATCACGCTGCAGGTAAGAGGTAAGTAACATCCTCACGCGGCCACCTCCTTGCGCTCAACGCACAGCTCTGGCAAGTTGGCACGCACCAGCGCCTCTGCAAATGGTGGCGGCACAGCGTTACCACAGCGTGCTACCTGCTTATCCTTGGCGTACCTCTTGCCACGATAGTCCTGATCGATGATGTACCAGGACGGAAATCCCTGGGCAGCGTACAGTTCGTGCGGCTGCAACATACGCATACCGATATCAACGATCTGGTAATCGATGCCTTCTACAGTGACAAGGCCGAAACGGTCATTCGTGGTGACGGTGTGCAGCGGATCTGTGAGGCTAACCCCTTCCTTTTCGTTGCCGTAATACTTCAGCAGGAATGCCCTAACCTCACCAATATGCAGGCCGCCGGCGGTAATGGTTGGCATGGGCTCAGTCACCGGCTGGCCATCCTTGCAGGTACCACGGAATTTGATCAGGTTTGACGTAACCAGAGCATGGTGGTCGACAGTCGTCACTGTGTGCGCCGGTTCAGCAAGATCAGCGCCGGGGCCGGTGTAATTGCCGCCGAAGTGTTTCGCCAGGAATGTTGCAACCAGTTGGCTTTTGCCACCGCCGCCCGCAGTGATCGTGCCATTTGGCTCGTCAGCGCGATGACCGACGCTATTGCCAAATTGGCGGGCAATGATTGGGGCCACAAGAAGATGCTCTGCTTTCGTGGTGACGGTCGTCAGTGGCTTGCCTGTTTCATAGGCCAGGCGGTCGCCGCCGAAACCTGTCTGACCGATACGCGCGATGATCGGCGCAATCAATGCAGCCCTCGATTGCTTCAGGATGGTGTGCATCGGCTGATCTGCGCTGCGTGGTTTTGCCTGGTATTCAGAGCCGCCGGCACCAGCAATAAACGGAGCCAGTTTTGCCTCAACCATTCCAAGAGCATGCCCATTGCCACCCGGGCGATCCGAACTACCTGCAGTGATGGTGGAAAGCGGTTCATCACATTCTTGACCGGTGGCACCGGTTCTGAATTTTGTGACGTGCGGGGTAACCAGCGCATAACCGTGGGTCTTTGTGATCGTCTGCAATGGATCCTTCAGCGACTGGCCACGGAAACAGTCATAGGTTGTCTTGGTGCTGGTGTGGTTGCACTTCACGATAAACGGGGTAGAACTGTCGATCACAAAGCGCTGAATACCACGCGCAATGCGCTTCAGGGTGTTCTCTGCCAGCGGTTTTTTGCGCTCGAAAATGCTCGGGCATGGAATTGACCAGTCGATACACTCTGCGGCGGCGCGCCACGGAGCGAGCTTACCACTCTGCACATCAAGTGATTTAGGATCCCCGTGGCTCGCAACTGGCCACTCGACCGGCTTCCCGTCGCAGCGCATGACCATGAAGAACCGGCGGCGAATAGTCGGCGCGCCGAAATCACAGGCGCGTAATTCCTTATGATCGACAACGTAACCCAGGCCGGCAACCAGTCGGCGCACATCGTCGCTGGCCGCATCGATGTTTAACACCTCGCAGCACTCAGCAATCGCCGGATGATCTGCAGCAACGCCGGTTGTTAACATGCCAATGAAGGCAGCAAAGGTTTCACCAGCCCGCGTCGAATCTGGATGCTCTGTTCCGTCTTCGGCGGTCAGCAGCGGGCCCCACGTTTTAAACTCTTCGACGTTCTCCAGCATCATCACGCGCGGGCGCTTCGCCAGTGCCCATCGGATCACAATCCAGGCCAGTCCGCGAATCTCCTTCTTAACCGGTTTGCTGCCCTTCGCTTTTGAGAAATGACGGCAATCTGGACTAAACCATGCCAGGCCAACTGGCTGCCCGGCGGTCGCCGCTACCGGATCGATATCAAAGACCGATTCGCAGTAGTGCAACGTCTCGGGGTGGTTGGTTTCGTGCATCGCAATGGCGTTTTCATCGTGGTTGATCGCAATGTCAACGCTGCGCCCAGTGGCCATCTCAATGCCGGTGCTCGCCCCGCCACCACCAGCAAAATTATCTACTATCAGTTCACGGTTCATGCTGTGGCTCCCATTGCGGCGGTTAAAGTGGTTGCGGCCTGGATAATGGCGGCCTCTGGAGCGCCCTCCAACTTCAGGCGGTTGATGTGGTTGCGCAGTTTGTTCTGCAGGTGCGCCGGCAGGCTGCTGGCTGTGGTCACTTGGTCAAACAGGAAATTTACTTCCTGTGGCCACACGGTATTGGCGGTTTCCGGCAGAATATTTTCTGGAATATTTTGGGGTTGGATTTGTGGTGCCAGGCGTTCGGCCTCGCGGCGGATCTGCGCCATAAAGGCTTCACCCATATTCTCCAACTGGGTGCGGCTCACATAGCTGGTGGCCGGGCCATTCCACGTTTTATCGAATACAACGACCGCGCCAGCAAAGAATGCGCCGGTGGGCACTTGCTTTTCATCTGCCGGAACAAACCACTTCGGTACATCGAATCCAACACGCCCACGGATGAAAGCAACATGATCTGCCTGCTCAGGCCACCAAGTTTCCGATGTTGCGGCCTTAATCAGGAAAACGTACCGGCCGCCCAGCTCACGCATAGCCATCGTATGCGCCATGATGTGCAGCATACCGGTGATGTATTGCCCCTCATGCTGCTGGGCGCGGGAATATGGCGGATTGCCAAAAGCAGCACCGTGCAGTTCCACCAGCCGTGCTGACCAGTCCTGAGTGAGGGCATTATCTTCCGCCGTGTAGAATGCCGGACACTTACTGTTATTACCGTCGGTGAACAGATCCAGCACCAGTGGGCCGAACATCGCATTAATCCCCCAAAACAGGTCGTCGGGAGTACACCACTGATCGCCAACCTCTTTCAGCTGGTGGGCCGGTTGCTCACGTAAAGTGGCGAGGCTTTCACAATAATTGCTCACAGGATCCCCCTTTGCTGTTCAGCGGTGGCCAGCAGCTTGATGAAGCGATAACGCGCCTCGATGTTGAATTGGGTCAGTACGCGCCCCCAGTTACGTTCCCGGGCGATACGGCGTAGATCCTGATCATCAGCCCAATACCCGCGCAAATACCGCAATGACCACCAGCGGCGAACCTGTTGCAGCACGGCCACCAGCGGGAATACAGTGACGCCTAAAATTTGATGCGTTGCTGGTTTCATCCTGCCAACCTCCCCAAGTCATTCTCGCTGGCCTGAGCCACTGCATTCGCCCAAATACCTACCCATGCCTTGCGGGCGTCGTAGTCAGTCATACGGCCCAAGGAACCAGCCAGGCGCTGTGCAATAGTCTCTACCTCATTGCGCGGCTTACGGCGCTGAGTCACGATCCGCAGGTAAGCATCATCCCGGGCGGTGGTGTCCAGTCTCTCGACTTTTGGCAGATCGTTAGCGCGTTCTTCCTTGACCGACAGGTAGCATTTCTCGGATATCAGGTAATCGAAATCCTTCTTGCGCCATGTCTTGCCACTGGTTGTATCCGGGCGGTCTTCGAGCATCCAGCGGCACTTCTTGGCGATGTAGCGCAGGTAAGCGCCCCACTTCTCGATGTTCAGGTCGTACTCTTTCCACAGCTTGCGCAGCACTTTGCGGCGGGCTTCGGTCACTTTGATAACCTGTGGCAATTCAGGCAGCGTGTCGTGGAAGGTTTTCAACACATCCTGATAATCGATTTTCAAAGAATCATCCGCTTGCGGGTCGGCTGGCTCAGCCAGTTGACCAACAGGTTTTATGATCTGTTTGTTCTGATCTGAGTAATGATCTGTATAGAGATAGGATTCCGTAGAATCGCGGCGTTGTTCCTGCACTTCTGCGTTTTCCATTCCGTGATTCTGCGTAATGGATTCCGTAACTTCGCGTTTTCCATTCCGTGATTCTGCGGATTCCACTGCTGGCGGGAATATCAGAGCAATTAGCTTGTCGCCGTCGATACGGTAATGGTTCTTCGGTGTGCCATTTACCTTACGGGTAGATACTTCAATAACACCCGGCAAATACTTCTTGCGAAGTTTGCTGACAACGCGCTGTACCTGGTCTTCACTGACCCCGCGCAGTTCACCCGCAAGCTCTTCATGCGTTTTGTAAAACCAGCCATCGTCCTGTGATGACTTCCCTGTCCAGAACACCAGCTGATTAAGCACGGCGGCCAAAGCAAAGGACTGCTGATCACTGGCAAAGAAGTCCAAGTACGGGCCTGGGATCACAATGCAGTTCTTCTGCCCAGACATAGCCTGAACAACTTCAAATATTCTGCTCATACGTCAAACCCGATAAATCGTGACCGGAAAATAATCATCGGCGTGGTGATCGCCCATTCTTGCCCTACCGGGCTGTAGGTGACGGTCTCGCGCTCCGGATCTGTGCTGTGCACCAGAACCACTGAGTGATTGCGATCGCGGTAATGGCAACCAGCCTGAATAAGTAAGTTCGCCATATCAGCCCACCATCAGCTCAGAGGCGTAACGCTCAGCGATCCACTGAATGCCGCGTGGCGTCACGCGTGTTTGCGTATAGGCATGGCCTGAATGGTCAGAGGTGCCCGTTTTCACAGTAAGCAGCCCCTCTCGCTGACGTTGCGAATGCGGAAGGAGATTATTGGACTGGCGGAACAACACCCGATCGCGGATCAGTGCCTCAATCATCGCCTTCTCTGGCATGTTCAGGATTTTGGCTGTCTCACGCAGGCTCTTGGCACCGCTGGCATCAACGTAGTGATCGACAAAGGCCACTTTCGGAGCGTCATCCTGCACCTTCTGCTCCAGGGCAGCATTCTGCTCTGCCATGTCGGCGGCCAGGCGTAATGCCTCAGGAAGTGACTGTGGGACAGAGGTCTGGTTTTCCAGCTCTTGCCACCGGTCGACCAAACGGGCTGTAAACTCAGGTGATAGCTGGGCAACCACAACATAGCTGTCACGCTTGTTCACCTGGTACTCGCTGTACTGTCGACCGTTCTGGGGGTGGGTGTACGGCATTGCCGCATACCCCGATATCGCGCCACGTTTCACCAAACGGTCAATGGTGGTGCAGACGTCAGAATGGCGGGACTCAACCAACTGAGCGATTTCTCGGCTGCTCATGGTTCGATTTGCCGAAGTGATCATGGTATTCATACATCCTCCCGCTCACGCGCCAGCCACTTGCCGCCATCTACCACCCAGCGCGCAAACTGGTAGTTGCTGGCAATCCACCGACCCATTACATTTACTTCATACCGGAACGGCGACGCAGATTTACCGCCAGCCATTGCACGGCAGCGGATTTGCGGCACCATTGAATTTCTGGTTAAATTGCTCATGCGATTATTTCTCCACACACTGATTTACTCGCACCCCGACGCCCAGCGGCTGCAACCTCTGGGCGTCAACCTTTCTGACATTTGGCTTTTTTGCCAAACAGCGCCAGCACAGCCCTAACCTCTGCATCACGCGCCTGCAGGTGCTTTGTGTGATAGCGCATAATCTGGGCAGCTTCTTTCTCATCAATGACTCCATCAGCAAGTGACGTCTGAATAATCTGATCAACATGGCCACGGTGCGCGGCGGTGCGGATGCTTTTGCTGAACAACTCCACCTGGTCCAGTTCTTCCAGAGCTGGGATCTCCACCACCAGCAAACCGCGGCGCCGCGCGAAATATTCGGTCAGCAGGTTGGTGCCGGAAATATCCTCCATTGCTTCCAACTCCCCGATCTCGAAGAAACGGCAGCCGTTCTTCTCGTACAGGTTGTTGTTAAAAGCCGTCTCAGACATACCAAGTGCGCCGGCCATCGCCGATCGGCCACCAGCTACCGCCTTACACATGCCCTTCACTACATCTTTCAAATTTGGCTCTACCATGTTGTTTTTCCTTTGGTAGTTACGTTCATTGAACAGCTGGGATAATCTTTGCCCGAGCTTTAAACTTGTTCGGAAAATGGCTAACTTTGTAAATATCAGGCCTCAATTTATGTGGGTGGATTCCTGTCTTTTCAGCCCATTTCATAGCCTTCGCCACAGGAACCTGGCGCTTTCCATTAACCACATCACCTAAAGCCTTCTCGTAGGCGGTGGCTTCTCCCAACAGCAAACAAAGCTCTTTGAGAGTTAGTTTTTTCTCTTGCTTGAATTTCAATAAAGGGGTCATTTTATTTTCTCATGGTCGCAAATCTCGGAGTTAGTATCCGCATAAATTCTTCAATAGTCAACAGAACGAGATTCCGCGATGTGCGACCATGTTAGAAAGTAACCAGATAGGTAATTTATTTATGCATTGGTACGAACGAGCCAGAGATTTGGCCGCTCAACAAAAGGTATCTCACGAAGCCATTGCTGAAAGAATTGGCAGAGGGAGGTCAACTGTTAGTGGTTGGTTGAGCGGTGATAGAGAACCGAAACTCGATGAGATCAGTATGCTTGCTAAGGCACTGGGAGTTTCTTCGCGGTGGTTACTTTTTGGGGAGCCTGAAGATTTTAGACCTACTGAGCAAATCACTCCTAGGGATGAGGTACTTGTACCCCTATGGAACAAAGACGGTCAGACAGATGGAATGGTAACCGCTCCAGCAGACGTTGGGCTAAACAATCGCGCGTATATTATTGAAAAAGATAGTGGATGTGATGTGGCACCATCTGGAACAAGAGTTATTGTTAACGCCAAATTATCCCCAGTATCAAAAGACTTCGTTGTTGCAAAAGTCCAGGATGAGATCTCTGTCTTTAAATACTTAGAGGTTGCTGGAAAGAAATTTCTAGGTGTAGATGATCAACGTGTTCCTTTAATAGAGATAGGTGCAGGCGTTGAAATGATCGGCGTCGTAGTCTTCCTAAGTAGAAAAATTCGCAACTGACATTTGACCTGCGGGGATCGTTCTTCGCGGGTAACCTTTTCGTACAGCCCTCCTCCAACTCGCTTGAGTTCGAACATCGCCATGAATTCCCCCCGTAAACCAACGACTTGTTTTTAAGTTATTGATTAAAAACATTCAAAACAACACATACTGTATATTTATACACTTGATTATTGAGGTTTACAAATTTTTTGCCAAATTCTCTTGCTCCGCAAATCGCGACAGTCTATAGTTTCCTCATATCGCGACCTCTTCAATTCAGAGAGTCGAAACTCTAATACTCAGTAAGCAGTTTCTTAACCAGTCAAAGAGGAATTCACATGTTCGGTATTTTCAAGAAGAAAGCCCGCAAAGCGGTTGTTGAAGTCAAGAAAATGGAAAACCGCGATGCCGTTGAGGCAACCGTATGGGGCGCCTACTCGATCGCCTATGCCGATGGCACCTGTGACGCGAAAGAAATTTCGGTGTTGGAGAAAACCATCAGCGCCCTGCCGGCTTTCGCCCCGTTCGCCGGTGAGATTGCCCAGATGAGCAGCAATATCCGTGCTCGTTATGAAGCGTCACCGCGCAGTGCAAACGCTCAGGCGCTGCGTGAATTGGAAGATGTGGCTGGTACCCCTGATGCCGTCGACGTTCTGTGTCTGTGCCTGGATGTCGCCGATAACGATGGCATCGGTGATGAAGAAGAAAAGCAGCTGAAGAAAATTGCCCAAGCCCTGCAGCTGTCTCTGGATCAGTACCTGTGATTACCAAATTGCGGTGGGTTGGCATCGGCCTGCTGTTGTTTCTGGTCGTTGCAGTCGACTTCACCAGCCGTCTGATGTCGATGGTTGCTGATGGGGTGCTGGTTGCAGGGATCATGGCCATAGCCTGGCCGATGTTGAAAACCAAAAAGTAATACCGCGCCCTGCGGGGCGCACAACGGCATGCTCACTCGCCCTTTCCCTCAGTTCTGGGAGCGGTGGAGGATCCTAACTCATGAGTGAGCATACCGTTGTGGATCTGGCTGGCGGACTTCGGGGCGTTGTCCGTCGACCACCACAACCATGTTAGTGCTGTGTGTAGTCTTTGGCGGCCACGCCGAGCTTCTACCCCTCGGAGGTGAAGATAATGTTCGTAGGCTGGCCGCCCTTTTTTACACATCAGGTAGCGCACTGGACAGATCAATTTTTCTATTTGCACAGTATAAAAACCCTGTACCGGTGCGCTACCAGGTGTGTGGAGAAAACCGCGGCGTTCGCCGCTTCGTGTGAGGAGTATTCAATGAGTGAAGACCGCAAGACCAACGTACCGGACTTTCTGGGCGAACTGGATGCCGGTGTGTTTATGAATAAAATCTCAGCAGCTTTAAACGCTACGGCGCTGGGTGTTCTTAATAATGGCGGTAAGGGAAAACTCGTTATTACCCTTGACCTTGACCGCTTAAGCAATTCAGTCGAAGAGAAACGTGTCGGTATTAAGCATCAGCTTAAATTTGTTACCCCTACTCCGCGCGGGAAAGTTTCAGAAGAAGACACCACCGAAACACCAATGTACGTTGGCAAAGGTGGCAAGTTAACAATCCTGCAAGAAGACCAAGGCCAGTTATTTACTGTTGACGGAAAGACCGACGGTAAATTGCGCGTCGCCCAGTAATACCCCGACACTTTCATTAACACAGTCATTTTATTAATAGATAGGATTATATTTATGTCTCAATTAGACGGCTCTGCCATCGAACAAATTAAAAACCTCACTCTTTCGGCATCGTTACTCAAGAATGTGGAACTGACCGATTGTCCTGTAGCTGTATTGCCGAATGATGTTGATCTCCACAGCCTGGAGGGTTTCAACGTAAACCGCTACCGCTTCCGTGGAAACATGGCCACTACCAGCATTGAAGACTTCGTTAAATACTCTTCGGAATACGCTGGTGCAGGCGTACGCTGCTTCATCGATGCCGATCGCATGCAGGCCGAAACCATCTTTAATCTGGGCACATTGGATAACCCAGGCCATGCCGACAACAAAGCGGCCATTACCCTGAAGAAAACAGCGCCATTCACTGGCCTGCTGGAGATCAACGGCCGCAAACAGGGCCAGAAAGAACTGGCTGAATGGCTGGAAGATAACCGTGATTTCCTGCTGGCCTTTGATGCTGACGGCACTGTGCTGGATATCAAGCAGGCTGTTGGCGCCGTTCGCCGCATCACCATTGAGTCAATCTCAACCTCCGATCATGAAGAGAACGATTTCAGTGGCAAACGCTCGCTGATGGAAAGCGTTGAAGCCAAGAGCAAAGACGTTATGCCGGCGGCCTTCGAATTCAAATGCGTACCTTATGAAGGCCTGGGCGAACGCCCCTTCAAATTGCGCTACAGCATTATCACCAGCGACAAGCCGATCTTGGTGCTGCGAATTGTTCAGCTGGAAACAGCGGAGGAAGAAATTGCCGCTGAATTCCGTGACCTGCTGATCAATAAATTCGATGGCGTTGAAGTCGAATCCTTCATTGGTAAATTTAAAGCTTAATTAACCCCCTGTAATGCAGCCTCAAATACCCCAGCAATGGGGTATTTGGTGAAGTGTTGCCTAAAACTGTGTGGAGAAATATTTATGTCGTGGATTAAAACATTCACTGGAAAGCGTTTTGATTATAAAAACCCTACCAAAGAAAGTATTTGCATTGAGGATACAGCGCAAGCCTTATCCCATGAATGCCGATTTGCTGGGCACTTGCCTGAATTTTATAGCGTCGCCCAACATTGCGTTTTAGTGAGTCAAATCGTACCGGAAGAATATGCATTAGAGGCATTATTACATGATGCTCATGAGGCCTATTGCAAAGATATTCCGTCACCACTGAAAGCACTTATCCCAGATTATCGCGGCATCGAAAATAGTATCGATTTTGTGATCCGCCAAAAATTCGATCTGCCTGCAACCATTAGCCCTATCGTCAAACTCGCTGACCTCATTTTGTTGGCCACAGAACGCCGGGATCTGGAACTGGACGACGGCACCCCATGGCCAATGCTCGACGGGATCCAGCCATCGGAAGATATCTTGGTATCCCCCGTTAACCCAATTCAGGCCCGCACAATGTTCATGCTGCGATTCCACCAGCTTACCGGCGAGAGGACTGCGTGATGTTCGGCCTGTTCCTGCTCGTCTGTTACACGTACCAGCCGTGCGAATTCGTGCCGCAAGGCTGGGTGTATCCAGATCAAAGCAACTGCCTGGCGGATATCCACCAGCAGCAGTTACCACCGCAGTATGAATGCCTGCCGGTTGATGGAGTTATTCCGGCACGGCACCAGGGGGACAAATGAGTAAAGCGACCTATCTTGACGCTTTGGAAAAAGCACATCGCATCGAACAAGCGTCGCGCCAACTCAAGGCGTGGGCACCTTACAAAAACCGGGGAAAAGATCGCTGGATTGAAGTGTGCAATGCGCACAACCGCAAGGCACAGCGCAAAGCTCGTCGTTCAGTTGGCAAATCCAACAAGGTTGGCATCCGTCGAACCGCTAAAGGTATGTGCGGCTTTCTCAATGAGCTGAATATGCTTTCACAGATCTGCCGCAAAAACCGTGAGTGGCTGGCTAAGTCCCGGGAGGCCAAATGAAAGAGCTCAACTTTGACCCAACCGATCCGGACAAGATGAGGCTTCCTGCAGGTAATACGTGCGGAGACTGTGCGCACATTCGCCGATGCAAGGCAATTTTCGGTCACGTTGAAACTGACACATATTGCGACTGGTCGCCATCGCGCGCGGTGTTCATAGGCAAGGTGGAGGTGCGTGATGCCAGCAAATGAACGGAATCTATATCCCAACATAAAGCGAGTAGTTTGGAGCGATTGGGCCGAAGGGAAGGTTCGGCAGCAGCGCTGGCACCCGATGCGCACGGCGATGCTGTACCGGTTAGGCCCACAGATAGGGGCGAAGAAGTTTGCAACGATGTTCGGACTAAATCCAGCGACCGTAAGCAAGAAAGCGGCAAAGTTGGGAATCCAATTGCCCAGAACGTGGAGATCCTATGAACCTCAAGAGCTGGCATTTATTCGGCGTAACGCACAGCTCCTGACCTATAAACAAATGGCTCAGCACCTGGGTCGCACGGAATCGTCGGTAGCATCCATTGCGCATGCCAAAGGCATCGGGGCAGGTACACCGCAGGGAGAGCACCACCCGAGCTGCAAAGCTACGGATCACGAAGTCGAATTGGCGCGACATCTGTACGATGAAGGGATCACACAGCGGGAGATTGCCAAGAAGATGGAAGTTAACCAGAGCACGGTGACCCGCTGGTTAAACTTCACTTTCCGAACAAACATAAAACTTGAAGATTATGGGAGAGCGAAGGCATGAAACTAACAACTGAAAGACTGCGTGAAATCGCAGAGCGCAGATCACCAAGCCTGCGATGGGGTGAGGCTGAAAAAATCGCTGCCGAGTTGTTGGCTACCCGGGAGGCGCAGCCGGTGGTATGGGGATCGCCGAAAACTGTCGGTCAGTTGATCGGGCAACTTCAGACGCTCGACCCTGCCATGGAAACCACCGCGTTGCTGCGCATGCCCGCTGATATTCTGGATGGTAACGCAGTGAGAAAGGTTCCAATCAGCATTTCGTTCGAAAAGCTTAATGGACAATGGCTTGCCCCGTACAAGGGAGAGGGTCGTAAAGTCCTGGCATTTTGGGCGAAGACAGACCATCGAGAAGAAACGGAAAGAGGTGAATTGTTCACCGCTCAGCCAGCGCCAGCAGTGACCAGCGATCTGTTGGAAGTAATGACTGAGGTTATCCGTATTTCCGATCGCGACCATGAGGCATGGAGCCGCGCAAAAGAAGCCATTGTAACCTGCCGCGCCGCAATGCTGAGCCATGTTGGTGACGCCACCGATAATGTAGAGCCGGTAATGATTTGTGATATGTGTGGGCATGACGCAGATCATCAAGGTAATCGCACATACAAATGCGACAACGGTCATGTTTTTCACATGCGCCGTGAACCTGTAAGCCAGGATTACAAGTTGAACTCTCCGGAAATCCCGGATAGTTGGATAGCGTGCACCGAACAAACGCCTGATGCCGACGGCGCTTATTGGTGCTGGTTTGGCAAAGAAGAGCCCAGCGTTATTCAGCAACGTGTTTGCATCTGGATAAATCGAAACCGTGAATGGTGCGACAGTGCGGTAACCCACTGGATGCCATTACCAGCAGCGCCAATACAAGGTGAAAAACAATGAACAACCTGATGATTGACCTGGAAACCATGGGCAACAAGCCCAACGCGCCAATCGTGGCGATCGGTGCTGTGTTCTTCGACCCCACTACCGGTGAACTGGGCCCGCAGTTCTATACCGCGGTGAATCTAGTCAGTGAGCTGGCCGCCGGCGCCGTTCCCGATGGCGATACCATTAACTGGTGGTTGATGCAAAGCAGCGAGGCCCGGGCGGCGATCACCAATGACCAGGCGAAACCGATAGCTGAAACCCTCAATGCCCTTTCCAGTTTTGTTGCTCTCAGCAGCCAGCAGCCGAAGTACCTGAAAGTCTGGGGCAACGGTGCCGCCTTCGATAATGTCATCCTGCGTGGGGCATATGAGCGTTGCGGCGTGGCGCCATGCTGGAACTGGTACAACGATTTGGACGTGCGCACTATGGTGAGCCTCGGCCGGCAGATTGGCTTTGACCCGAAACGTGATCTGCCATTCGACGGCGAACGTCATAATGCGTTGGCTGATGCCATTCACCAGGCGCGGTATGTGTCGGCAATCCACCAGCGATTACTGGCCCCCCACCAGCAACCGACCGAGCTGTAATTCTTACCGGCCCGTTGCAGCGGGCCTCTATCGTGTGGAGACAAAACCATGGCGAATGAAGACAAATTGATGCGCGCCAGCAAGTGGCTAAAGCGTGAATTTGAAGAGGGTTCAATCCCTGATAAACGTACCGTTAAACGTTGGATTGAGCACGGACAACTTCGAGGAAGGGTAATAGACGGTATGTCATGGGTTTATTCATCAGAGCGTTGGGGAGTTCAATCCGAAGTTTCCCACGCCGTTAATCAACTGATCAGGGAGTCGTAATGGCTGCCCGCCCGCGCCGACGGGAAAATCGGCATCTTCCGGATTTACTCTATTTTGATAAGGCGACGGGCGTTTATCGCTTCACTCTTGTAACCGGGAAGCGCAAATCACTCGGTAGTGATCGGGCTATGGCGATTGCTATCGCACGTGAATATAACAACAGGATGCGCCCTGAAACGTCAGTATCTATCGACTCGCTGATCCGGGAATCTGGCGGAATTCAAGGTGAGGCGTTGCCTTTCGCTGAACACGTCGACCGCATTATGGCGCGCGCGATAGAAGATGAGCAACCGTCCGAGAGCACCCGGGATGACTGGAATAACGATGCGACCCGTGTGAAAGAGTTTTTCGACAAGATCCCAGCATGCGATATCGAGCTGGAACACGTCAACGCGTATATAAAGGAATACCACGCTGACTCATCTGCAAACGTGCAAAACCGTAAAGTAAGTTTTCTGAAGAAGCTGTTCAGCTATGCGGTCGATGAATCGCTGATGCTGGATAACCCTGCCACCCGGAAGAAAATGCGCAGGGTTGAAGAGAAGAAAAGACAGCGTTTGTCATTCGACAATTTTATGGCCATTCGCAGAGCAGCAGCCCCATGGTTAAGAACAGCCATGGATTTAGCATTACAGACAACCCATGCCCGGCTTGAGGTTTCACGGATCCGGTATTCTATCCGGGAGCCTAAAAACGGCGTTTGCGGTTGCGTATGGTTGGACCAACCGTTAAATGGCATTCACGGCACCCTCTATATCCACCGCCAGAAAGTGCAGAAAAAAGAGGCCTCGCATGTAGCGATTCCGATCGGGGATGAGTTGAAGCGAATTATTGACGACAGTCGAGACAATGTGGCCAGCCCATACATAGTACACCGCATCCCAGAACGTAACGTAAAACGCAGCAAAGAAGTCGCGCACCCTACCCAGGTAGCGCCTGACTATCTTAGCCGTTCATTTTCAAAGCTGCGGGATCAGCTTGGGTTATCCGATCATTTAGAAATGGAAGAGCGCCCAACGTTCCACGAGATCCGGGCATTAGCCGCACACTTGTTCGACAACCAAGGGATAGATCCGCAGGGGCGTATGGCTCACAGCGATGCAAAATCCACCAAGATTTATACCCAGAATCACATTGACTGGGTCGTCGTACCGCATGGAGAAATCTCTGTAGGATAGTCAAATTGGGGGGGAATCCCCCCAATTCTTGTTCAATCATAAAAAGGTGGAAGTGAACCAGCAAGAGACTCGATTGTATCCCTGGCTTTCATCCCTACCATTCCCTTACGATTTACAAACAAAGTTGCATTCTCTGAGTTATCTTCATAACCATTTTCCTGCAAAAAGCGATTGTATTCATCAACAAGCTGTTGTCGCTCAACAGACTCCCAGTGCAACTGGTTAGGGCTTTTCCTTGGCAT